GACGGAGCCCACTGGCACCCGGCACACCTCGTCCACCCCGACAACGGCGACTGCGACCCCGACGACTGCGAGGTCCACGACGCCGTCGAGCGGTCCATCGTCCGATGGATGCCCGAAACCGCATCCGTGGCCGTCCGCGCCAACGACCGCGGCCACGTCGAGGTATGGCGCCCCCCGGCCGGCGACGGCGACGGCGACGGGCCCGGAACATGGCACGACATCGACGCCGAACACGGCGCCTGCAACGGCGCGTGCGTGTGCGGGGCCGACGGGACGGTGGCGTAATGGCCGATCGCCCATCGTTCGCTGCGGAACACCAGCGACTCATCGATGAGATCGCCGCACATCCCCGAGCCGAACTCATCGAGGATCTGGCCGACGTCATGCACGACATCGAAGACGACGACGGAAACGGCCGACATCCCTACTACTACCGCAGCCTGGCCTACGCCACCGTGGAGATGCTCCCCGCCCTGCAACTCGGCGTGCCTGCCGGCACCCGTGGTGGCGTGATGCGCCGCTACGACCCAACCAAGGTCACCTGCGCGAAATGCGGCCATGCCGGCGTCGACCACAGCGCCAACGAGTGCTGGCACGGCACACCGGACGACTCCTGTGGCACCGGTGAACCAGTCCGGCTTCCCGGTGGCGTCGATTCCGGCCAGTGCGGCTGCTGTTGGTTCAGCCTCGCCTGGAAGGACCCGACATGACCCTGTGGGCAGTCCACATCGCCGGCCCAGACGACCTCATCGCCGCCACCGACCGGGCCGACGCATCAGCCATCGCCGTCGCCATCAACACCGCCACCGGCGCCCTCCTCGGTACCACCGCCTCGCCGCTCGACCCACCCATCCGCGCCACCGTCGTCGCCTGGCCCTGGAGCCCGCAACGACACGCCGCCGCGCTCACCCGCAACAACCAGGAGATGACCTGATGGCTGAGACAACGATCACCGTCGTCGGGAACCTCACCGGAGACCCTGAGCTGCGCTTCACATCCAGCGGTCAAGCCGTCGCCAACTTCACCGTCGCATCCACCCCACGCACCTTCGACAAGCAGTCCGGTGAGTGGAAGGACGGCGAAGCACTGTTCCTCCGCTGCTCCCTATGGCGCCAGCCAGCCGAGAACGTCGCCGAGTCGCTCAGCCGCGGTTCCCGAGTCATCGTGCAAGGCCGGCTCAAGCAGCGCTCCTACGAAACCCGTGAAGGCGAGAAGCGCACCGTCATCGAACTCGAGGTCGACGAGATGGGCCCGTCGTTGCGCTACGCCACCGCCAAGGTCCAGCGGATGTCCCGCACCACCGGCGGCAACAGCGGCGGCAGCGCCCCAGCGGACGACCCGTGGACCAGCGGCAGCCCGGCCAACACCAGCACCGAGCCTCCCTTCTGACCATGACCGGGGGACACACCATGACCACACCCGACGCCGCCTGCGCGCCACGCAACGGCCACGACCCCGACCTGTGGCACGCCGACCCCGGCACCGCCGACTCCGCCTACGCCGCCTGGATCTGCAGCACCTGCCCACTCCAGCACCAGTGCCTCGAAGGCGCCCTCCAGCGCCGCGAACGCCACGGCATCTGGGGTGGCAAGACCACACCCCAGCGCACCGCGATCCTCCTCGCCGCGCCCCGCGCGAGGGCCGCCGCGTGACCCGCCGCGTCCTTGCAGCCACGCTGGCCGCCACCTACGTCGGCACCATCGTCGCCGCGAACTGGCTCGTCCAGCACCTCGGCGCAGTGCCCGTCGGGCTGGGCCTGCTCGCACCCGCTGGCGTGTACATGACTGGGCTCGCCTTCACCCTCCGCGACCTACTGCACGAGGTCGCCGGACGGTGGGCCGTCCTGGTCGCGATCCTCACCGGCGCTGTCCTCTCGGCGCTCATCGCCCCACCCGCGATCGCTCTGGCCTCCGCGGTCGCGTTCGGGACCTCCGAGCTGGCGGACATGGCCGTATACACACCACTACGGGAACGCCGCCGGCTGACCGCGGTCGCGGTCTCCAACCTGGTCGGCCTGACCGTCGACTCCGCGTTGTTCCTACGGCTCGCGTTCGGGTCGCTGCAGTTCCTGCCCGGCCAGATCGTCGGCAAAGCATGGATGACCGCCCTCGCCGTCATAGTGCTGGCGGGTAGTCGCGCCGCCCTCCGAGCACGGAGGGCCGAAGCATGACCCTCTTCTGGCTCGGCACCCACGAAACCCACTGGCTCACCACCAGCACCGTGCCACTGTTTGTCAGCCGCAACCGACTCGTCCGGCGCCGCACCCTGCCCCGCGCAGCGGTGCCGTGGGCGTTGGACTCGGGTGGCTTCACCGAACTCAAAGACCACGGCCAGTGGCGCATCACCCCCCACCAGTACGTCGCCGACGTCCGCCGCTACCGCGACGAGATTGGCAACCTGGCGTGGGCCGCACCCATGGACTGGATGTGCGAACCCGCCGTCATCACCGGCGGCACCGGCGGCCGGATGGGACCACTCGAGTTCGTCGGCACCCACCTGTCCGTCGCCGAGCATCAGCGCCGCACCGTCGATAACTACCTCGAGCTGCGAGACCTCGCCCCCGACCTGCCCATCATCCCCGTCCTCCAAGGCTGGCGAGTCGCCGACTACCTCCGTTGCGCCGAGCTGTACCAACGCGCCGGAATCGACCTCACCCGCGAACCAGTCGTCGGCCTCGGCTCCGTGTGCCGCCGCCAAGGCACCACCGAAGCCAAAGTCATCGTCGAAGAACTCGCCGGCGCAGGTATCCGACTCCACGGCTTCGGCTTTAAAACCCTGGCGCTACGCGCATACGGCTGGATGCTCCACTCCGCCGACTCGATGGCCTGGTCCTACGACGCCCGTCGGTCACCAGCCCTCCCCGGCTGCACACACCGCAACTGCGCCAGCTGCGCCCGCTGGGCCTACCCCTGGCGCAACCGCATCGTCGCCACCATCGCCACCCATCCCGGCGCTATCCAGCCCGCCCTGTTTCCCGCGTCGATCGGAGGTGCGTCGTGACCCGCCACCTTCTCGCCATCGGCGGCATCGGCCTGGCCATCGCCACCGCCGCCAGCGCCCTCCTGTGGGCACTCAGCCGCCGGAGATACACATGACCCCCTACGCCGAATTCCTTGCCCGCAAACAGACCGCCGTCGAACCATCCGGGCACCACATCGACCCCGGTGACGTGCACCGCATGCTGCACCGCTGGCAAGCCGACGTCGTCGCCTGGGCGGTACGCACCGGCCGGGCAGCCCTGTGGGAAGACACCGGCATGGGCAAAACCGTCCAGTCACTGGAATGGGCACGCCTGTCCGGGAACACAGCCCTGGTCGTCGCACCCCTCGCGGTGTCCGCGCAGACCATCCGCGAAGCCGCGAAACTCGGCATCGACGCCCAGTACGTCCGACACGGCGACCAGATCACCGGCCCGGGTATCTGGGTCACCAACTATGAAATGGCCGACCGGTTCGACCCGGCACGACTCGACGCCGTCGTCCTCGACGAAGCGTCCATCCTGAAAGCCGCCACCGGCGCCACCCGCACCAAGCTGATCCAACACTTCCGACCCGTACCCCGGCGCCTGTCGTGCACCGCCACACCAGCGCCCAACGACCCCGAGGAGCTCACCAACCAGGCCGAGTTCCTCGGCGTCATGACCCGCGTCGACATGCTCGCCACCTACTTCATCCACGACGACCAGGGTTGGCGACTCAAAGGCCACGCCCGCGGACCCATGTACCGGTGGATGGCCTCCTGGGCGCTCGCCGCCCGGCGCCCCTCCGACCTCGGCCACCCAGACACCGGATACACCCTGCCCGGCCTGGAAATCATCCCCGAACTGCTGCCCGTCGACATCCAAGCCGAAGGGCAACTGTTCGCCACCGACCTCGGTGGTGTCGGAGGCCGGGCCCGGGTGCGCCGCGAAACCCTCACCGCCCGCTGCGAACGCGCCGCCCAGCTCGTCGACAAACAACCCGACGAACCGTGGCTGCTGTGGTGCGGCCTCAACGCCGAAGCCGACACCCTCACCAGCCTCATCCCCGGCGCGGTCAACGTCCACGGCGCGATGAGCCCAGACGAGAAAACCGAACTGCTCCTCGCATTCACCGACGGGCAGATCAGCACCCTCGTCACCAAACCCACCGTCGCCGGATGGGGCATGAACTGGCAGCACTGCGCCCGGATGGCCTTCGTCGGCCTGTCCGACTCCTGGGAGCAGTACTACCAGTGCATCCGCCGCTGCTACCGCTACGGACAAACCCGCGTCGTGCACGCCCACATCGTGCTGTCTGAGTTGGAGGCGCAGATCGCCACCAACATCGCCCGCAAAGAGCACGCCGCGCAAACCACCATCGCCGGTCTCGTCGAGGCCATGAACCACATCCGCACGGAGGCCGCATGAACACCGACACCTACCTCACCGACGACGCCGCCGGCGACCGGTGGCAGCTCATGCTCGGCGACTCGTGCGAGCGGCTCACCGAACTACCCGACGAATCCATCCACCTGTCGGTGTACTCCCCACCGTTCCAATCCCTCTACGTGTACTCCGCGACGCCGCGGGACCTGGGCAACAGCGCCGACCGCAACACGTTCTTCGACCACTACCGTTACGTCATCCGCGAGGTGCACCGGCTCACCAGACCCGGCCGCATCTCCTGTGTGCACACCGCCGACGTCGCCACCACCAAAGCCACCCACGGCGTCACCGGCCTGTACGACTTCCCCGGTGACGTCATCCGCGCCCACGAAGCCGAAGGCTGGACCTACACCGGCCGCGTATGGGTCGACAAAGACCCCCAGGCCCAGGCGATCCGCACCAAGAGCCAGGCGTTGCTGTTCGCCACCAAGAACCGCGACACCTCCAAAACCCGCCCTGCGATCGGCGACCAACTGCTCATCTTTCGCAAGCCCGGCGACGCCGACCCACCCATCAGCGTCGGCGTCCCCACCGACGACGACCGGCGACGTGGCGGCGACGTCACCAACGAGGAGTGGATCCAGTGGGCCCGGCCCGTGTGGCTCGGCATCCGCGAAACCCACACCCTCAACGCTGCGGTCGCCCGCGACAACGCCGACGAACGCCACCTGCACCCCCTGCAGCTCGACTTCATCGAGCGCTGCGTACGGCTGTGGTCCAACCCCGGCGAAACGGTGCTCACCCCGTTCGCCGGCATCGGCAGCGAGGTGTACACCGCCGTCAAGCTCGGGCGCCGCGGCATCGGTGTCGAGCTCAAGCCGAGCTACTGGCGGACCGCCGTGGACAACCTCCAACGGCTCGAGAACGAAATGGCCGAACCCACCCTGTTCGACGAGGCCGGCTGATGACCACCACCCCGCCCACCGAAAGCCGCACCGGCATCTGGGTCGCCGCCACCGCCGCCCACGGCCGCGACATCACCACCGACCAGCCCTACCCGCACATCTGCGGCATGCCCGTCCCCAGCGTCCGGCCAGGACGGCCCGTCTACTTCGGGCGCCGCGACTGCGCGGCCTGCGACACCACCGGAGGTACGGCGTGACGAGATGCTCACAGCCCACCTGCCAGCGGCCCGCGGCCTGGCACATCACCAACCGCAGCGGACTGCGCTACGAAGCCGCCGCCTGCCACCCGCACCTCCCCGACGAACTCGCCGAAGCCAAACGCCGCGGCCACCCACAGCCGCACATCGCACCCATCGACCAACCCAGCGCCCAGTACGGCCGGCAAGACGACCTGTTCGGAGGAAACACATGACCAACAACGGGGACCGCACCCCACAACACGACGCCGCCGCCGAACGCGTCGCACTAGGCGCCATGATGCTCACCCAAAACGTCATCCCCGACGTCACCGACCTCGTCTCGCCCAACGACTACTACCTCCCCAAACACGCCACCATCCACCGGGCCATCACCCACAACTACGCCCACGACACACCCACCGACGTCATCGCCGTCGCCGACCGGCTCCAAAACACCGGCGACCTCAACCGCATCGGCGGCGCCAACTACCTCGACGACTGCATCGCCTGCGTCCCCATCGCCGCACAAGCCGCCTGGTACGCCCGGAAAATCGCCGACACCGCCACCCTGCGACGCCTCGTCCACGCCGGTACCCACATCGTCCAAGTCGGCGAAACCCCCACCGACGACATCGCCGCCGCCGTCGACCACGCCCAACAAACCCTCCACCAAGCCACCACCGGACGCACCACCACCGACCCCATCCGCGTCGGCACCCTGATGGCCGACCTCATGGACCGCATCGAAGCCGCCGGAAACCACACCGGGCACCTCCGCGGCCTGTCCACCGGCCTCGCAGACCTCGACCGGCTCACCACCGGCCTACGCCCCGGACAACTCGTCATCGTCGCCGGCCGCCCCGGACTCGGCAAAAGCGTCTTCGGCATCGACCTACTCCGCCAAACCGCCATCAAAGCCAACCGGCCCGCCCTGCACTTCTCCATCGAAATGGGCCGCGACGAAATCGTCGACCGCATCGCATCCGCCGAGGCGCGCATCCCCTACACGCGGATCCGAGACGGGAAACTCTCCGACGGCGACTGGGCGCGGCTCGCCACCGTCATCGGCCGCGACATCGACCCCGCCCCACTGTTTCTCGACGACACCGCCGGCCTCACCCTCGCCGACATCCGCGGCAAAGCCAGACGCATCCAGCAACGCCACGGACTCGACCTCATCGTCGTCGACTACCTCCAGATCATGACCACCGCCGGACGTAGCGACAACCGCGCCAGGGAACTCGCCGAACTGTCCGGCGGGCTGAAAGTCCTCGCCCGGGAACTCGACATCCCGATCGTCGCCATCTGCCAACTCAACCGCGGCCCCGAGATGCGGCAGGACAAACGCCCACAACTGTCCGACCTACGCGAGAGCGGATGCATGCCCGCGTCCACCCGACTGCTGCGGGCCGACAACGGCCAAGAGATAACCCTTGGCGAGTTGCTCTTGACGCAGGCGCAGCCAACCGTGCTGGCAGTTGACGACCATTACCGGCTCGTGCCGTCCCGGCTCACCCGGACCTTCCCGTCCGGCATCAAACCAGTCTTCAGGCTCAGCCTGGCATCCGGCAGGCAGGTCGAGGCGACAGCCAACCACCGCTTCCTGACCGTCGACGGTTGGACCCGCTTGGACGAACTGTCACCCGACGTCGCTATCGCTGTTCCGCGAATCCTGCCGCCACCCGCCGTTCCGGACGAGTGGGACGCAGACCGGCTGGTGCTCCTCGCGCACCTGATCGGCGACGGGAGCATCGGCCCCAGCGGCGTCAAGTACGCTACCGCCGACCCGGCGAACAAGGCAGCCGTCGAACAGTCCGCCGAGCGCGCCTTCGGCATCAAGGTGTCAGGCAAGCCCCGCGGTCGGACCTGGCAGCTGTGGTTGCCCAGCCCGACGAGGCTCACCCACAACAAGGTCCATCCCGTGCGGCAGTGGCTCGGACCCCTCGGCCTGTGGGGATCGCGGTCCGGCAACAAGTTCATACCCGAACCGCTGTTCGCACTACCGGACCAGCAGCTCGCGCTGTTTCTGCGGCACTTGTGGGCCACCGACGGGTCAATCACGATCGGCCGCAATGCTCGCGGCCAGACGGTTCGGGTCTACTACGCATCCACCAGCCGCCGGCTGGCTGAGAACGTCCAACGTGCGCTTTTGCGGTTCGAGATCCGGTCCAGGCTGTACCCGACGACGAAGTACGGCTACGGGCAGTGCTGGAACGTAGTGGTCCAGGGATCGGGTGACCAGATCCGGTTCTTGCGGACCATCGGCTGCCACGGCGAGCGAGGCAATCGGATCCCGGAAGCGCTGGGCATCCTCGGCGGGCTCAAGCCGAACCCCAACGTCGACTTGGTGCCGTGGTCGGTGTCCGCGCGGGTGAAGGACGCGATGGCGAAGGTGTGCCTGACCCACCGTGAGGTGGCCGAGCGTCTCGGGGAGCGTTACGCCGGCAGCTACATGCTCGGTAGCGAGGGGCGACCTCGGCGGTTCTCGCGCGGCCGGCTCGAGCGGATCGCGGAGATGACCGGATCTGGCGAGTTGATGGATCTCGCCACCTCGCACATCTACTGGGACGCGGTGGTGAGCATCGAACCGCTCGGCGAGATGCCCGTGTTCGACGCGACGGTGGAAGGCACGCACAACTTCATCGCGAACGGGGTCGTGGCGCACAACTCGATTGAGCAGGATGCGGACATTGTTATTCTGCTGTACCGCGAGGACTACTACGACAGGGAATCGCCCCGCGCCGGGGAGGCTGACTTCATCGTCGCCAAGCACCGCGCCGGGCCCACCGACACGATCACCGTCGCCGCGCAGCTGCATTTGCAGCGATTCGTCGACATGGCCATAGACGCCGCCTGAGATAGCGCGACCAGATACAGGAGATGCGGATGAGTGTCCAGGCGATGACATGGGTGCTGGAGGACGCGCCCGACCTTCCCGCGCACCTGGTCAGCACATTGATGGCGTTGGCCAACCACGCGGACAGAAACGGTCAGGGCGCCTATCCGGCCCAATCTGCTATCGCCTGGTACACCCGGCAGACGGCGCGTACCGTACGCCGATCGCTGCGGGAGCTGGAGACGCTCGGGCTCGTTCGGGAGGGTGACCAGCGGCTCGTCGGGCACATCCGGGCCGACCGCCGGCCGGTCGTGTACGACCTTGCGATGGACCGCAAGCGGTCTCGGGAAGACACCGACGACCGGACGCCGACGTCCGTCCGTGACGTATCCGACGACCGGACGCCTGTAACCCCCCGTAAGCCCACCAGCGACCGGACACCAGCGTCCCCCCGTAACGCCACCACGACCGGACGTCCACGACACCCCGTGACAGTTCCACGACCGGACACCGGTGGTATCCACGACCGGACACCGGTGGTATCCACGACCGGACGCCGGCGTCCGCCGAACCTAAAGAAGAACCAAAACCTAAACCAACTTCCTCCTCCTCACGGTGGTCAACGCGCGAGGATCGCCGCCGCACTCGACGTCGAGGAGGAGGACGCCGAGAAGGTCTACAACCACGTCCTGGCGACCCGCCGGCCAGGCGCCCCGAGCCGCTACATCGACGCCCTCGTTGCCTCCGGCGACCTCAAGACCATCGCCGACGAGATCCTCGACCGCCGGCCACCCCGCGCTGCCTACACCGGACCGACCCACGTCTTCGCCCCAGACCCCAGCGGCCAGTCCTGCGACAAATGCGGATTGCCCGCCGGCCACGCTCGCCATTCCCGTTCTCACCTCCGAGCCGAGGCGTTCGCCGAACGCACGGAGATGGGCACCGCAGCTCAGTCTGGTCAGGGTGGTTACTCGGCGGTGCATGTGGTGTGCGACGAGATGTGCGATTACTCGCCGTCTGAATGGCTGGACGAGTACGACGCGAACCTGAACGAGGACGAGCCGCGGTTGACGCTCGCTGAGGCTATGGCGCCGCTCAACGAGCGTCCGTCCGCATGATCCCGATCCACAAGGAGGACAGCAAGTGACCGCGATCGAGTACGTCCAGCTGCACTGCAACGGCTGCGGTATGCCGTTCCCACCACCGGACCAGCCTCCGGCGACGTGCAGCGTCGCCGAGTTGCGGCAGCGAGCCGCATCCGCAGTGTGGGAGGTGCCGGCTCGGCCGGGAACCGCCGCGCAGACCCAGCACCGCCGGTCCCTGGCCGGTGAGGACGTGTGC